AAATTTGCAAAACCATGGTGTCAGGAAAAACAATGGGTATTAATTGGAAGATATGCTGGTGCTCGCTTTAGACTTGGAGATGAATCTGAATGTAGAATCATTAACGATGATGAAGTCATAGCAACAATATTAGATCCTGATGATATTCTTGCAGTATAAGGAGAAAAAATGGCTGAAGAAAACGCAAAAGTAGTAGAAGAAACAGAAGTTGAAGAAGGAGAAATTGTTGAACTTGAACCTGTAGAGGAAGAAAAACCTAAAACAGAGATTCCTATGGAATCTGAAGACAAAGAAGCAGATGCACAAATAAAAGATGTTTCTCAAGAGCCAGAAGCAAAGCAAGAGGATGAATTAGAAGATTACTCAAAAAGTGTACAAAAAAGAATAAACAATCTTACAAGAAAACTTCGAGAAGCAGAAAGAGGACAAGAATCTGCTTTTGAATATGCTAAAAGGACAGCAGCAGAAAACGAACAACTAAAAGCAAAAACATCCAATTTGGATAGATCTTATCTAATGGAAGCTGAAAATAGGTTAAAATCACAAAAACAACAAGCAACTACTGCACTTAAATCAGCGCATGAAGTGCAAGACTACGATAAAGTGGCTAAAGCACAAGAAGTTTTAGCAAAGATTGCTGTAGAAGAGGCAAAGGTAAATGCATCTAAAGTAGCACTTGAACAAGAACCACCGTTACAACAAGCACAACCAACACAAATACAACAAAATGTGCAACAACCAGCTCAAGCTTATCAAGCACCACCAAAACTTGATGAAAAACAAGAAAAATGGGTAGAAAACAATGCTTGGTTTGGCGAAGATGAAATTATGACTTTGGCAGCTTTCTCAATAGATCAAAAGTTAGTGCAAGAGGGTTTTGACCCAAAAACAGATGAGTACTACAATGAAGTAGATACAAGGTTGAGAAAAGAATTTCCACACAAGTTTGAAGAGCCTTCTAACCAATCGAAGCCTCAACAAAAGGTGGCTTCCGCAGGCAGAGTAGCTGGTAATACTAGCTCAAAAAGACAAGTTAAGTTGTCGCCAGCAGAAGTTCAAATGGCAAAAAG